GAGTATATACTCTTTCACATAGTCTTCATAATCGAGTTGAATAGATATATCTAAAGTTTCCTCATCAATTTCAATTATCTCCTCGTCCTCATTACTCTCCTTTATTAGAGATACATCATCTATATACTCAACAGAAGCAAAACTACTTTTTTCTAGAATCATTTCTAATTTTCTACGTAGTTTTCTGTTACTCATTAGTAATGAATTTGAAATAGCTATATCTACATAATCTTTTGTATTTTTTAACTCATCTAAATTTTCAACATCTTGCTCATCTATTACTCTAAATTTCCTAAAAGTTGGAGAATAAGTGTTTGGTATAAATGATATTTCATCCGTATCTAAATCGAGTAATGTTATTCCTTTTTGATCACCATAATCATTTCTATCCATTTGGTATAAACTACCAATAAACATAAAATTATTATTTTCTTGTCTTATATGTATATGTCCTGAAAAAACATTTTTATATCCTTTGAATTCTTCTACATCAATTTTATCAGCATTTCTATGTGCAATTGAATTTAAGTGCATTTTACACCCATTCAAATCTGAGTGGCATAATAAATAATCACCAGGGTTTTGACTGATTTGATTAATCATATCAATCCTTTTTTCAACCCAAGGCATTAAAACTAACTTTTGTCCACCAATTTCTAATGTAGTTGTGCTTTCATAAACTTGAATATTTTTATTCATGTATCCAAAAAGTCTAACTGAGTTAACCTCATTACTTCCCTTATTCCACAAATCATGATTACCTACCATAATATGTAGTGGTAATATATCAGATATTTCTTTGAGTATTTTCTCTACTTTATTTATTACTATAATAGGCAAGCTATTTCTATTATCAAATAGGTCACCTAGATGTATTAAAACATCACCTTCTTTAGCATTTTCTTTTAGATAAGGTATAACGAAATCATAAAATGTTGACTCCATCATATTTAACCACTTATCTAGGTTATTTAGATAGATGCCGAAATGTGTATCTGTTATCATAAATACTCTCATAAAAAACAATTCTTTTTTATTATACTCTTATTTAATATATAGTTTATGAAATATATTAAGACTTTTGAATCCTTTTATGATGAAACATATTGGGAACTAGAAGATGGTACAAAATTAACGATACACGATGTTAATGATTATTTGGATAGTAACAATGTAGATATTGTTACTATCCCGGTTGATGATATTAAAAATTTATGTATTGCTACTGATGTGAAGAGGTCAGAAGATTCTGATTTGAGTTATCCGATAATAATAACTACTAATCGTGGTGAATATGGTATGTTATTGGATGGACACCATAGGTTATTGAAATCTATTAATAATGGTATTGATAATATAAAGGCTAGGGTTTTGGAATTAAATGATGCTCCTATTGAGTATAAAAATTTGTTTAAGAGGTAGTTTTATCAAAAAATCATTTTTGTAAAGTAATATATACTAATAGAGACAGAAGAAATTATAATATATAAATTATAATTTAATAAACAAATTAATTAAAAAATAATAAAAAGAGAATGGGATTACCACACTTTACACAAGTAATAAATGCAGGCTCACCAGGGGGTCCGGGAACGTTACCTGATGAGGTTGTTTATTTGAACCTTTTTGAAATAACTTTTATTTTACCAGTTATTTTACAAGCACAGGGTAGAGACCCAATTTTATTGCTACAAAACGCAACTAAAATTGATATGAACTTAACGGAGTTTGATGTTAGTGCTAAAAGTCAAAGATTTAAGTATTCTACAAGAATGTTTATGACATCACCTACAAAAACTGATGGAACTTTATCCATACCAATACAGGTGAATGTTAATCAACAAGGTTCTATGGAAACTTGGAATACAATGAAAGCTTGGTTTGATTTGGTGTTTAACTCACAAAACGGAGCACTACACTATAAGTCTGATATTATCGGAACTATTGTAGTTAACCAACACGATAAAAAAGGTGTTGTTTTGAGAAGAGTAACTTTCCAAAACGTTCAGATGACTAAATTAGCTGGATACTCTCTTGATTGGTCATCAAATAACATTCTTGAATCCTCACAAGCAGACTTTGTTTATGATTATTTCATCGATGAGTATATTGATCAAAACTTTACAATTAACCCTGGTATTACTTCAGGATATTAATGCTATTACTTCAGGATAAAATAAAAAAAGGTGAATTTTGGTTCACCTTTTTTTTTAAATGAAAATGAGAAAATGAGAAAAATTAAGCCATTCAAATCATTTGGTTATATTAATGAATCAAAGTGGTCGTATGTTGATAAACTACCAATAGATTTAGTTAATTTTATAGATACATTAGTTTCTGAGATTTTTGATTCTTATAATATTAATGAGTTAAACTTAGATAGAACTGATAATGGTTCATTTAGTGATGAATTAGGAGAAAGAGAGCGATCCATACATCCGTATTGGAATATTGATTATCCATCAGGTTATTATCCAAATTATCTAAGGATATTTATTGGTGGATGTGATGATGATTTAAGAGAGAATATAATTAATGATCTTGAGGAAATTAAACCAGTGATGAGTCATAGATCGGAATTTGTGTATAGTTATGAAGAAACGGATATGTTTATAATAATAACTCCAGAACCACACTTCACGAAACGAATATAAATAAAAAACCCACTCAAAATTTGAGTGGGTTTTTTAGTATCTACTATCCCCAATAGGTCGCCTAGTATTTAGAATTTCGGCATTTGCATGTTGTTTGTCATATTAGAAGCATTTTTCATCATAGAATTTGCGTCAAAGTTACCCATTTGGTCTCCTTCTTTACCTTTCTGATTAGAATCTTCTTCTTCAAGAATTTCATTTACCAACTTAACATTTTCTTCAAATAACCAATAAGGCCAATTGTCCATAGCAAACTCTTGTGTATGGAAATGTTTCTGTAATAATAACTTATTCTTTAATATATGCTTCAAAGGCATCATGAATAACGAAAATACCTGAGGCTCCGTTGGGAAACTGCATGTCTGTGTGGACCTCCTCACCGCACTCACCACATGATTTTTTAAGTTCCTTGATACCAAAGGTCATTTTACTAATTGCCCCATTTAAGAACTGGAATGAAATATCATCCATTTCTTCAAAGTCTTTTAATTTAGATTTAATACCATCATATGTTATTGTAGTTCTACCAGCTAACATAAACGGTATTATCTTCAAGAAAGCTAAATTAGGAGTTTTCTTCTCATTATTTTCCTTTATGATATAATCAGTAAAAGCTTTTTGTAGACCGATGTTTGGTGGTGAAATTTCAAATTCTTTACCATTTACCGTTCTAAATTGATATGTTCTTGCTGATGGGTTAAAGAATCTAGACAATTTCTCATCGACTTTGTGATAGGAGAAATTATCTCTTTTCAATTCAACTTGAAATTCTGATCCACATCCACATCTAGTTGTCACAGCTAAGCTATTCCCTTGTTGGAATGTTAGTTCTCTTATTAAGAATACAAGATATAATCTATCTTGATCTTTCACTTCTAAATATGAACCTACCTTACCGTCTGGGTATTTTATTCTAACACAAGACTGTAACATATCATTCATTTTTTCAACAATATCATAGAAATTGTTATCATCTACCATTGAGTATGATTGTATTTCTCTAACTTGTGCTGGCCTTACCATAAAAAGAGTACCTGTTGGATAAAACTCACCACAAGGTAATTCTCTAACATCGAAATTAAAGAATTGTAAATCATCAACTCTAGAATTACTTGTTTCTTTTTCTGAAATAAATGGTATGTCAGTATTAGCTGACGCCGATTTACCAACTTCTAAGTCTGTTAGATGTCTTTTTAAGTAGTCCTCTTCGGACATATTTTTTTTCTCGTCTGACATAAATTATCTTTATTTTTTAATTATATATTCTATATAACTCTTCCTCTATTATAAAAAATAATATACACTTTGTTTAGTTTAAAGCAAAAAAAACCCTCGAAATCTCGAGGGTTTTATATTTTTTATTATTACTTTTATGAGTTTATGAATCCTCCAGCAGATATAGCTCCTGTTCTAAGTATAGTAATGTTGTTAACAATTATACCCATACCTTTGATTGGTTCTACATAAGTATCAAGAACACCAATTTGGTTGTCAATGATTTCTGATGTGTTATTCTCTTCATCCATTTTGTTAAAGAAGTTGTATAAACCATTCTTACTTACATAAGTCTCACAGATAACATCTGCTCTAAGTTTAATCTCAGCTCTTACATCAGGAGTGTTAAACTTCCATTGGTAGTCTAATAACATTCTTGATAATTCTCTTTCAAGTTCAATTAATACTTCTCTTACGTGTATGTAAGAAAGAGCTGATTTGTAAAGAGTTTGAGCTGTATTCTCAGTTTCAATTTGGTAACCTCTATTTCTCTTGAATACAATTGGATTCATTTGAGCCTGGTTCAAGTATTCGATGTCTTCTTGTGTGAAGTCCATTTCTATACCAGAAGTGTTAGTAATCTTACCGTTTGTTACACCAGCTGCTATTGTCCAAGGAGTAACAGATGTTATATTAGAAATATGCTTTCTCATATAAGTTGTTGCTACAAAGGATGCAGGTGGGAAGTCTAATGGTCTACCATTATCATTCACTGTAACATAAGGTGTGAAATAACCAACAGTAGTTGTACCTGCTCCATCACCGAATGAGTAAAGGAATGCTGGGTTACTTTCTGGGTCACCTCCACTTGCTATATATTTAACTTGTAGTGTACCTTCTGAATCAACAAATGATGGAGAAGATGAGTTTTTGAACGATCTTAGTGATGGCATGTTTAAGAAACCAAAGGCATCTAATCTATCACCACATATATCAACCAATTGTTGTTTTGATCTTTCAGTTAAACCTAATCCAAATGAGTCAATTAAGTATCTAAAGTCTAATGCTTCTTTGTTAATTAAAGCTTTGAACATTGGTGTTCCTTTAGCAACCAAATTAAGTACTTGGTTTTGCTTAGTTTCTGTTCCATCAGGTAAAGAAGCTTGTCTAACTTTAAATCCTTTCATAGAGATAGCCTTGTATGTTGACGCATATTGGTCAATTGATACATATCTCATTGTTTGTAAATCACCATTAAAATCATAAGTAGCGATTCTAGAATCACAAGATATTTCAGTTAAACTAGTATCACCAGCATACTGTCTCTTACTAAGAATTCTTGTTAGTCTTCTTGGTAACTCACCAACTTCAAGATCCGCTGGATTATAATAAGCTTCTAAGAAGTCACCAACTCTAACCTCAGTGTATCTAGAACCATCTATTAATATCTTGTTTGGTACTTGAACATATCCAGTAGGTAATTCTATTTCAATTGTTTGTTTGAAGTTTGTTTTACCAGACTGTATAAAGAATGTGTTATTAGCTTGTATATCAACTGCTTCAGTTGCTAGTAATAACTCATCCATAAATTTAACATTTAATAATCCATTGTTATCAAGATATAATTTAAGGTAGTGTCTTCTTGAAGAATAGTTATAAACTAAATCCTGTGAGAACAAAGTTTCTGACTCTACTTCCTCGTTTACTTGATAAGCGTAACCACCAGGATATCCTAGATTAGCAGCTAATGTAGATGGTTGTGTACCAGGAAGATCAACAGAGTTTCCTACTATTGTAAATGTTCCTTTGTTCAATTGAGAACCAGGGAACAATAGTTGTTCAAATGTTTGTAAATCGATTTCAGTATCAAAGTTAGTAACATCTGATTCAAATATGATATAATCATATCCAGCGTATGATGAAGTAGCTGATGTAGCATTTTCACCATCTATAAGTGTTATGTTAACTGTTGTCCCAAGAACATCACTAGCACCACCGGTATTATCAACATAAAGTCTATTATCATAAAAGAAATCTTTTGTATTGATAACACCATCATAGTATTTAGTGTAAAGATTAGAGTATTTAGCTACTACACCTATTCCTGGTACTGTATCAGCAACCTCATCTTGTGTTTTAACACTATCAGTACCTAATATAAATTCATTATCTTCTGTATAGAATACTAATGAACCATAAGTTATAATATCCATTAATTCAACTGATGTTAATCCAGTATTTAATGTGAATGATTTATTTTCTAATGTAGAAGTAACAATATCAGTTATAGTCATTAGTTCTAAACTAGCTTTAGTCATTGATGTATTCAATAACATAGTCATTTTATTTTTATTAGGGCTATCAATTAAACTAACCAATCTGTTGAACATTTTGAATCTTCTATATTGTTCGTAGTTCTTAACATCTTGTTGTGTATTAGTTCCTAAGAATTCAACTTTTAATGAACCACTTCCTAAATCAGTTATTGTGTAGTCAGTACCTAATCTGAAATCAAGGTAGTTGTTTGTTCCATCATCAACTGTCACATCAGTCATTCCACTTGAAATAGCTGTTGTGTAATCAATTTGACCTTGATAAACATCAAAATCTATATAACCAAGTATAACATCACTTGTATTAACCGATGGGTTAACATTAGGAGTTAAGCTATTTACTAATATAATCTCACCACTAGCGTCTAATACAAATGTTGATGTATAAGATGCTGTTGAGTTTGTGTATGTATAATCACTAGCACTTATAGTAAGTGATGTAGTTCCTGATACAGGAATGTGTGTATCACCTATTACTGTGAATGCACCTGGTCCAACAGCATATTCTATTACTAAAGATGCTGATGATCCTATTATTGGTGTATTTCTACTAACATTATAAACAGAGCCTTCAGCGAACCAAGCACTTCTAATATCACCGTTCTCTAAAATCCCACTTGTTTGTGGATGACCACCTATTGGTTCGAAAGCATGATCTCCCTGACTTACATATGCTGAATATGTTCCTAACATAGCAGTTACGTTACCTGGTAAATCAAGAGGTGTATTTGTTACTGTTACTGATTCTGAAATTGTTTCCTTATATGATAAGAATTCTATATCAGTTTCGTTCACACCAACTAATGTATTACCC